CTATAAATTTTTGAGAACCAGCATAATACTGTTCATTGGTTTCTGTTATAAGTCCCATTTATTAGCTTTTTTGATTTATTTCGTTTTGTTGTATTTCTTGAGCAGCAACCTGTATGATTTGAGGGTCTCTAATTATTATACCAGAATAAAATAATATTCTAGTTATAACCTCTACTTGCTCTGAAGCATTTAATTCAAACTGCTGAGAATTAGCGCTTGAGTATAGGTATTGGCCTACTGTACCTAAAGTAAATCCCCATGTTACATTTTTAGGCTTTCTTATAAAGCTAGTAGAAACATCTGATGTTATACTCTTAGGTCTTACGGTTAATTTATTTGATTCGTATAAATAAGTAGGAAAGTCTTTAGTAGATGCTGTTAGTGGAGATTTTTCTATATTGTAGAAATCATTTCTAGCCAAACGCTGTAGTTCAGTATCAAACCCAGTTGGTGGCGTAAATATAGGTGTTCCTAATTTATAAAATGAAACTTCATTACTGGCAGGCTCTGCGCCTGTATTTATAACTGTATTACCTTCAGTGTCTAGTATTGGTAAGTTAAATTTACCAGCACTGTAAACACAATCGCCTTCAGTTTTAAATGGAGAAATCTTCTCATCAATACTCATTTGTCTATCAGAGTAGTCATAATCAGATTGTGGCACTCGTAGTTGTTGGTTTAAGTCTTCGAAGTATTGTTCAAATATATCGAGTTGAACTTGTGTAGCTGTTTTATTAAACTCGTCAGGCGTCATATATCCACGCTGCTCTTTGTTTAGTATTAATAAAACTGTCTTATATACTGTATCTACGTTTATTGCCATTTTATTTATTTGTTATAATACAATGGAGACCACGATTAGTAGTCTCCACTATATTAGTATTACTTGTTTTTATAGATTTTTCTCTATAGATCTGTAGATTTCTACACCTTCATCGGTTTTAAGGAAGGCTGCAAATGCAGAGTAAGGGTTTTCATCAAATGGAACATTCATTAATTTTCTTCCGTTTGACCCCCAAGCAAATGTTCTTTGATCTTGAGATAATTTTATAAGTCCAGCTTCTGACGCTCTAATTGCAAAGTTTCTTAATTGCACGTTATCGTCATTAGCTAACTCTATGAACATTTCAGGATTACTTCTAGCAAACAATAGTAAATCTCTTTTAAGCTCCTTAGAACTCATCTTAGCAACAGCAGAACCAAGTTCTACTCTTAATATTGCTTCAGCATGGTCAATATCCATTTCTTTAGCAGCATTCATTGCTTCGATTTGAGAGTTTAATATATCTAAATCATTTTCAGCTACTTTTACAGGACTAAACTCGCTGTATATTCTTCCTCTTAAAGGGTGATACAGAGACAATAGTTTTTGTAAGTTTTGTTTTTGCTTAGGCACAGTTAGTGATCCGTCTCTGAATACAATATGACCTAATGTAGCTTCTCCTTCTTGTTCGTTTTTAAATATAGACGCGTGATTCGTCGCGTATCTTATTTCTCTTTGTTCTCCTTTTTCTTCATCGAAGAATAATAAAGAGTGTTTTCTAGTATGTTTAGATGGTATAGTCAATGTTAGTGGATTAATACCTCCTTTTAATACATACGTTCTATCTTTTATTTCCCACTTTGGTTTAGCAGGTTGTACTGGTGTAGATGCTTTTTTAGTCTCTACGATTGGTTGAGGTGCTACCTCGACTTTTTTAGCTGTAGCTTGTTTAGCCATAATATAATAAAATTTAATAGTTTAATAAGGGTAATAATTACCCCCGTTGATATAACGAGGGTAAGAATTACATAATAATTATACTCCTTGGAATAATACAAAGTTGTTAGCTCCTTGTACACATAAACATCTTTCTGATAAGAAGTTTACTTCCATTGCATCTAGGTCAGAACTTACAGCTCCTCCTGCAGAACCAGTTAACCAAGTCTTCATCTTTCTGTCGTCAGCTTGTGAAGCTCTATAACGTACGTGTAAGAATGGACGTCTGATATTAGTTCCTAAGATTTGATCATAAACAGTAGAAGTTCCTGCAGGTATTAATACACCTTCAACACTTGCTACAGCTCCTTGAATAGCTCCACGAGTAGAAGCATCGTTTAAGTATTTCCAGTCAGTTTTGTAGAAGTCGTAAGAACCTCTTCTGAAACCAGAGAAACCTAAGTTCAATGCCATGTCTTCAGAGTTTTCAAATACTCCATAAGAACTACCACCTGCATAAACACCGCCTGTTGCAGCACCTACACCAGCTAGCATATCATCAAAGTCTAAAGATGTTTGTCTGTTTAAGAATAACATGTTTTCTTCAATAGCTCCTTGAGTATCTAAGTTTTTCAAGATCTCGTCAAATGTAGCTAATCCTCCAGCAGCAGTAAACCCTACGTTAGTGTTACCTCTATCTTTGATAGCAGCAAATAAACCTTGAGTACCTTTTACTCCAGCAGTAGCAGCTCCAGATCCAACAGCAGCTTTTTCTCCTTCTACTACAGACATTTCTAAATAGTCTTCAAAACGTAATCTAGTTTCAGATTCAGCTTTTAAATACCATAAATATCCAGAAGTTCCATCTTCAGTTGCAACTTCTACCCATCCGATTTGTGCCATGTCAGATCCAGATACTACGTATTTGTTTCTAATGATAACTGGTGAGTTAGAGAATTGAGTAAAAGAAGGAGTAATAGTTTTATAACCACTTACATCTGCAGCTCCAGTAGAGTTAACTACGTTAGATCCTTTTCCATACTCAGAACCGTATACGAAAATCTTTAATCCAGTAGCAGCTAAAGCCCCAGTATTAGCAGCAGTATAAGGCGCTACTTCTACAGTTGCCAATACTCCAGCTTGAGAAGATTCAGTAACTAAAGCTTTTAATTCTAATCCAGCTGGATCTAAAATTACAATAGTTTGGTTTTTAGAAATAACGTTTTCTACGAAAGCATCTCCTGCTCCACCTACAGCGAAAGTAAGAGTGTTTGTTCCATCGTTAGATACGTCGTTATATGCTACGTGCAATCTGTTTTGTTCAGACCAAATTACTTGATCAGAAGTCATTGGCATTTCTGCTCCTACCATACGTAAGAATCCAGATAATGTTCTGTTTCCATAACGCTCTACTTCTTGTTCGTAGATCTCAGGTAAATACTGTTGTGCGAATGAGTTTGAATCTCCTGGTTCTGCACCACCGTTAAATGATAAGAAGTTAGATTCTAAAATTTGTTGTTTTTGACTCGGTTTAATTGAACCGAATGCTGGTGTTAATGCCATAATTTTAATTTTTAATTGTTAAAAGTTCTTTTTTTAATTTTTAGTTTTGAGGAATCGGCTCCACTAATCGACTTAACTTTTAATCCATTTACAAAAACACTACCACTAGAAGTTTGTCTTGGGTCTGTCTTAATGTTTTTAGATTTAGCTACAACGTTCTTTACAGCATCAGCTTTACCTTGCTCATAAAAGTGTTGCGCTATAGTATCAGCGTTCCTAGCGGCGTACAGAGCTTTGTGATAACCTTTAGCGTCTGATATGTTTCCTTCTTTATCTAGGAACTTCCCTATAAAGTTTGAAATATCAGATTGTGCTTCAGCAACCTCGTTAACATTTTTTACTCCGTATCTAAATTTTTTCTCGCCAACATTGAAATCAAAACCTTTGAAATCGTTGTTAAGTAAATTCTTAGTTCTTTGTAAGAAATTGTTATGCTTTTCTTCTGCAGCTTTTTGATCCTCGTTGAATCTGTTAAAAAAGTCATTTGCTTTTTGTTGTTCCTGAGTCACGCCGGGTCTCAACTTGATTTCGTCGTAATATTTACTCTTGGTCTCTTCTAAAAAGCTTTTGGCTTTAGCAACTTCTTCTTTATACGCAAGTTTTTTCCTGCGAATGTCTTTCTCCTCATCTAAGTCTTCATCATATTGGAAATTATCCTCCATAATCAAGTCTAAATCATCTTTATCCAGATAAGGTTTTGATTTTTTATAATATTCTCTAATCAATGTTTTTTCATCTACATTAGAGTAATCAGTGTTTAATCTTACGTAGTCATCGATTGTACCACCTGTGTCTTCCATAAATGAAACTAGTTTTTCGATGTTTTCTGGTAATGCTTTTCCTATTACCTTTTCATCTCTAACAGCTTCAGCTACTTCTTGTTCAAGAGCTTTTGATGTTTCTACTATTTCTTCTTCTGTTATTTCTTGAATAACTCCAGCAGTCTCTTCAACTACTTCTTCAGTAGCTTCTACTTCTTCAACAACTTGTTCAACAACTGGTTCTTTAATCTCTACTTTTATAACATCTGGTATTACTTCGCCTTGGCTTTCTTCCGAAGGTTTAGATAAATCCACTTTTGTTATTTCGTTTTTCTTGCCTAAGTTCTTAGGTCTTTTAGGTTTAGCCTTCATTTTGAAGTCACCCTCTTGTTTTACTTCTGACATAATATAATATAATTAAATAGTTAATAAGCTTACCTAGGATCAAACTGCTCTAAGCCGAAACCTCCTAGGTTGTCCATACCTGCAGACTCAAAGTCTTTTGGTAATGAATCGTTTTGTCTTTGATTTATCAGTTCAGACTGTTGAGTAGCTTGTATTCTAGTTCTCTCGTCTTTCCTGTCTTCAATTTCTTTTTCTTTATTTGTTTCTGCATTTGCATGTACTTGAGCTAGTTGCATCTTGTAATTAAACTCTTCAGCCATCAATTGTTTTTTGATTTCAGCTTCTTGTTGCATTTGCTGTATCTTGAATTGAGATTTACCTTGCTCTATTTGTAACTCTGTTTGAGCTAAAGCTTGTTGCTTTTGTAACTCAGCCATAGCAGCTTTTTCTGCAGACTCAGCATTTGCTTGTGCTTGTGCCTGAATATTAGCTTGTTGCGCTTCTTGCTCTTGCTCTCTCTTCATCTTCTGTCTATTCTTTAGAAACTGATTAGCAAGTTTTAAATTTCTAATCTGTCTAATATCAATAGCGTCACTTAGATTTATACTCTGAGTTTGCAATGCAATTTGTATGTTCTTTTCTAAATTAGCTTTTTCTTCTTCTTCTGGTTCTAATTCTAAGAATATACCGAACTCGTGCATGTTTAAATTTTCGATCTCTTCTAAAGTTGCTACGTTTACAGAATTTATAGAATTCATCAAAGCGTTTTTAGTAAGAGGGAAGTTTAACATATCCGCTACTCTTAAGCTTATATTCTCACATGTCCTAACTGTTATATACATTAAAGACTGTAATACGTGTTTAGTAGCTACGTTTGAATTAGCTGCTGCTAGTTTTTGTAAACCTACAAGAGAATCTTTAGCTGGCATACTACCATCTCTAGCTTCATTTAAACCTGTTACATCTCTTATCATCTGTAAATAGTATTGATAAGTTTGAGTAAGAGCTTGTATCTTATTAATACCAGACGAAGAGTTTAATTCTTGAATAGGTACTTTACCTCTGTTTGGATCACCATCTTGAGTTAAAGATCTACCTATAATACTACCAGTTTGGAAGTACATATTCAAAGCTTCTTGCGGATTATAATTTGTACCGTTACCTAAATCGACTTCAGCTAAACCATCAACATCAACAAAAACACCATCAGGCACCATCTTTGATAATACTTGTTGTATTTTTAAATGAGTAATCTGTATCATATCAGCAAAGCCAATACACTTGCTAACGATACTATCTATTCTACCTTTGTACATTCTAGGAGCTGACAACGAGTAATTCATCTCAACTTTAGTTTGATCACTATAAGGTCTAGTCATATTCTCAGCTAGTTCCCATTTAAGCATTTTATTGCTACCTAAAACCTTAGCTCCACTATATAGTACTTCTATTGATCTTGATACTCTCTCAAAGTTATCACTTTCTGGT